CAGCGCCCATGTTAATGTGATCACAAACAGAATCCCCAGTAAAGTTACCCTTACCATACCACTCTGCCTTATCCCAATTAGGCAAATAAGGAATAGATCCAGCCTTGTAACCAAACTCAGACTCAACTATATCTACAATTTGATTAAACTGAGCGTTTCTTAGACCGCCAGCTATGTTAGATTTGGAGAGCTTCATTAAAGCCCCTTCAGGACCCCAGTACCCTCCCAAAACTTGACCGGCGGCGATTGGTCTTGCTCCTGAATTCCCTGGGCCTGCAATCTGACCAACCGCAATATTTGTTTGAGCGAGAGCACCTTCAATCGCACCTACACGATCGTTAATATCACCATAAACTTCCTTCCTAACTTTCTCTAAGTTAGCCTCAGTAACAACCGGGTTGGCTATTGAAACTTGTGGTGTGGCTGCGGCGATACCAGCACGCTCATTGTAAGCTAATTCAGTAGTCCTAAAGAACGGACGAATATCAATAATATCATCATTATTAAGGACATCCGCAATAGGGCCAGCAGCAGTTTGAACTCTTACATAAGCAATGGGTAATATAGATTGACCAATTAATTGAAATGCATTAGTTTCTAACTGCTCTGAAAGTGCAGGCGCTAAGTTCATCAAATCGTCCGGTGATGGGAATGAACCTTTAATCACGCCAGCGGAAGTTGTAAACCCATTATTACTACCGTTTTCATCACCGGGGTGAGCCAGCATGATGGGCGTTCCATCTAAAGTTTGAAGACTGACACGATCATCTGCATTATTGTTATTGGAGGCTGTTTGCCTAGATATACCTATGCCAGCCCCTTTTAGAATACCTAAAGTAGGCTCAGTGATCGTGGTCGGATTACCGTTTGCATCAAACTTGGGAATTGTAGTTGATTCTTCATCAACTGCTTTCGAGTAGATGAAGAGTAAATCAATTCTTTGGTTGGAATTCAAAGCTTCTCTGTTGCCATTGGCGTCAATGTAAAAAAAGTCATCGCCATCAAAGTCTGGAACAGTAATTTCTAATTCATTTGGAACATCAACAACAGAAGTTCTGATAGCTCCTCGCCATCTTTTTATAAACTCGGACTCAAGCCTACCTTGTTGACCTGCCTGTGGTTCCTCACCCGTTTCAAATACATTCTTAATGAGCACTAAATCTCGGGTGGTGTCAGGAGTGCTATTCTTCAGCAATGCGCCGACAAAATTCGGATACAGGGATCTGTCATCAGGATCAAAGTCACCATCAAATTGACTGTAACCTGGGGTGGTTGTTCCAGAGATATCAAAGCCTCTAGCCAAGTGAAAGCCATCTTCATCCCAGAAAGGGAATACAAACGTTCTCTCAGCAAGACCATTCATGTTCAAGGCATTACCTAAAAGCCCTTGTTGAAATTGATCAAGGGCAGCCGCAGCAGTGGACCCAATATTTGTATCAACTCTATAAGTGTTTAAATCAGATAATGTCCCGTCATTGTTTCTAGTATTACTAAATCCAGCAACTTGCTGAACTACTTGTAAAGGAGTTAAGTTGTAAGCATTATTGATCCTGGATGTGTACTTACCCGGCTTCACTCTTACTTTACGATCATTACCAGTGGCAAAAGGTTTTAATTCCGAGAAGCCTGATCTATCAATCTCTATGTCTTGTTTATTATTTTGACGAGAAATTATGCCATCAACCTGATCCTTAAGGAATTTTTGAGATTCTTCAAGTTGTTTGACGGGAATATTATCAATTTCAAAGTAGTAAGGATCATTAGCCTTAAAATGTCTGATCGGACTAATAAACGTGTGAGGTGTATCGTAATATCTGATTTCGTTAGGCATTAGTTATCCTTCTTAAGATCAAAGTTATTTATAGATGCAAGACCTGTGCTATATGGATATTCATTATAGGAGTCTCCTCCAAAGGCACTAGTAGAGTAATAGCCTTCCACAACTTTTCCCAATCCTGATTTACCCACAGTATTGTGTTTAGCATTAGCAAATGTATTCAAAGCAGAATCATCCAGCACTGCCTTAATAGTATCGGCACCTGCCATCATGGCTGAGGCGTAGTAGAAACCTGAGGACTCAAGAACACCCCCATCCCCCTTCTGAAGAACTGATATGAATTGAGATGAAGCAGCAAAGTCATCACTAGAAGAAGCAATTAAATTACCCGAGAAGTTGTAACCTTGAGCAAACACTTGACGAGCCAAGCCCTCAAGCCTGGGAGTTCCGCTTGCTACCATGAAATTAGTAGCAGGATCCACAGAGAAGTAAAGTCTAAATGCACCGAAGTTTTCCGCTGCGGATTTCCCATACACAGACTGATTAGCTTCCATTCTACCGTAGTAATCCAACAGCGAAAGGCTAGATGTGTCGGGAGTGCTCATAGGAGCCGCAGAGAGCGCGTGACCCCAAACACCGGAGGGTCCAACGTAGCCAGAGTCTCTAGGGTGTACAGCACTTACACTTAAGAAAGAAGCCTTTAGAAGTGAATTATCAGCGATATTCCAAATAAATAATCTAGTGCAGTTGTTTCCAGGTAGTGGGCTTGTCCCATCTATGTCATACGCATAGCCTGAGGTATTCTGCCATGTCGCAGGGAAGTGAACATTATTTGCTTCTACAACGCTGTCACCAACGGCTCTAACGCACATGCCTCCAGTTGAAATATCATTTATGCTATTAGACTGATCGTGTATTAAATAATGTTTATTTGGAGCAGGCGCGGCATCACTTTCAAAAACATATTTATTATTAGAGGCAACAGTAGTCGGATTGAAAACAACATCGCCGTGATCAACGTTAGCATTCGGATAGAATTGAACATACCCTCCACTCGCATAAGTCTGATAATCTGAGTTAGCGAAATCATATGCGGCTCCAATAGAACTTCCGTATGCGCCATTAATGTAGTAAGATTGATAATCTCCTGCATTCTCCATTAAGATGTTTGAATTTCTATTAGCCACCAAGCAAGCTCTAGTGGAGTGAAGTTCGACCATCGTATGGTTTGCAGGATTTGATAAATCAAATGAAGACACCAACAAAGTTCCATTATTAGATTGAGCAGGAGTTATTTCTATTGTAGAGTTATCCTCCGCTAATACGTCCACTCCAAATCTACCAATTGTAGTTGGTCCTTGAAGCTTAATGGTGGACTGATTATCCGCATATAAACCAGCAACGTTAACACTATCGGCCCTAGTATTAGGACCTAAGAATACATTTGCATACTGCCCAGACCCTCTAACAGTTAAGGTAGAGTTGTCCTCTACATGAGTCAGAAGACCATATTGAGCTTCAAGTGTTTTACCACTTCCAGGAACTCTCTTCATGTGAGCATGAACTAGATCCGCATTTGATCCACCCTTTAGGTGTACTGAAGGTAATAATTTATCGGTGGTTTCCTCTCTACCAAAAGATCCACTTGCATAGACCATGGTAAAGATATCCGGCATGGAACTAGTGTAATATGGTTTGATGACACTATTATCACAAACAATATCTTGTCCATTATCAATACAAGCAACCTGAGATTCAAAGATGCTTTCAACTGCATCTTTATCTGATTGATAGAATCCCGCATAGAGATCCTTATTGTATACAAACTCAGAACTATTAAAGTTTAACGCAGTTGACTGATTAAATCTGGCGGCGACTGTATCCGCGTAAATCTTTGAACTGTTAGCGTCTAATCCCTTATAGTTACCATCCAGATAAATCCTACCGCTATGCGTTACAACACTATCTTTAAGTCTAATACCAGCTTCTGTGTTTAATTCAGCAAATACTTGAGCACCATCATTCCAGGAAGTTAACGAACTACCATTAAGTTCAGTCCTGCCTCCAATAACCTGTGATTCAATGGCATCAATTCCAATATCATTTCTAGAAACACAGTATAATGCCTCTAGGGATGGAGCCGGTAGTCCTCCAACATAATTTGGATAATTACTTAAGACTGAACTTGCGTGAGCAGACTGAGCAATATCCCTTTCATAAGTAGACTTTAAGTTTAAGGTTGAGTTAACAGCCCTAATACCAGCACCGTAACCGCTTAAACTTTGATAAGAATCTCTCTTCTCATCGAAAGTAATACCAACTCTGCTTGCGCCTACAGCGTAATTACGATAACCTATGAAGCCTCTAAGCAAGTTAACTTCAGAGTTATCAGCATGTAAGCCAGCCTCATTGCATCTGGATACAGAGCATCGCTCAAGATTGACAGTGGAATTTTTAATTTCAATCCCTCTGTCTATGTTGTTTTCACCGTCAACATTAAAGTTTCTGATAAAAACGGGACCGTTGCAGTCGTGAACTTTGATAAAGTCTAATTTGTTAAAATATGCAAATGCCGCCGCAGCAGTATCGTTACTACCATCCTCAATACCATTACCCCATTTAATTTGAGATCCTGTTAATTCATTTAAGGTGCTAACATCAAAATCAGCATCAAAACTTGCTTTATCAAAAGGAACAAATTCAAATGAAGAAACAGCAGCAAAAGAAGCTGCTCCAGTATCCCAAGGATCGATGGTGCTGCTTAAGGAAGCCGTTAGTCTGTTTAACTGAGTTCCTCTAACTTTCTTAGAGAATACATACGGATTAAAGGTATCAAATCTTTGATCTGTCCATAACTGAGTTGACAGAGAAGATGAAATATACTGACCTGTACTAAAGATTTGAGCAGACTGCATGTCATAAGCAAGTCCAGGCGCCGAAGCCCCGATCGCGCTGACGATTGGAGAAATCGCGGATGCTAACTTATAGTCAGTAAATGCAGAATCATATTCCTGAGCCGCAAGACCGTTGCCAGATATATCCATGGCGCCTGCGAAGGAACTGTTACGGTTTATTACCTCTAGAGACCCGTAAGGTCCAAAAGCCTTGTTAGATATGTTAAGCCCACCTAAGTCTCCAAAGCTAGCAACTTCCACCAGAATTGGGTAATTGATAACCTCAGGAAGAGCGTTAATGCAGGAACTTAAAGTAGTGAAAAAAGTAGGATTACAGGAAGAGGTTGCGTCTGCTGACACAACAAACGACATCCCTGCTAAAGCTGATGTTGGGTGTCCAAACTTTTCCCAAAGAAGCTCAGTTCTCTCGTCCAAATCATGAAGAGGTAGGTTATCCTGTTCAAAATTATAGAATGAACTAGCGTCATATTTAGTAACCTTGTCAGTCCAGCAGACTAAAAGATTGTCAGATCCACCTGATACATATACGTCACTTGGGTTTAACATTTTATCCGAATGATATTGTCCACCTGAACACCAAAGCGAAGTCTGATGTTTTTCTAATATTACTAAAGTATCGGTACGCTGCTAAAATAGATGTTTCAGTCGCACTCGCTTTTGGATTCTTTATAAATATGCCGATCTCATTTAGAGATGCCTCATCATTACCCGGTCTGGATAAATTGTTACAGGAATCTTCATCAACAAAAATAGTAAACCGCACCGTTCGATCATCCACCTTAGTAACCTTATTAAAAGGTATCTTGGCAAATATCTCACCAGTGGTAGTTGCTACGTTATTGGCCCACCTAAATCCCGAAACAACATTTAGATTGCTATCTCCAGTGCCTACGTACTCTGCCACCGAAGATAGTTCCCCAGACAGATTATTAGTAGTGCTTACTTGAAGTTCAGAACCCCCGCTAACTCCAAGTTTAAACCTATCGATCTGATAGTCAGTTACTGTATCAGAACCCACCTTGCCATACAGGTGTGAGAGCGCCCATCCAAAGCCAGAAACAATGACGTTATCCTCATCGTATATAAGCTCCTCTTGACCCTCAACGATTTTATGCACCGTTAAGTGTCCTTTTATACCCATTTGGCTTGTCAGTGATTTAATCATTTGAAATCCATTGTTAAAGCTATTATAGTGTTTGTGGTACCAAGCCAAGTCGCTAGACCAGGTAAAACTAAGTCTCTATGGAAAAGAGGATTGTCCAAAATTGTGGACTTAGCCACTAGCTTGTACTTCCTGTTATTATTTAGAGCATCATAACTGTAAGGAGGTATTAACCCTGAAGCTAACATGTCTTTTAAATCTAAACAGTAGACTCCTACATGCTTGATGCTTCCAAAAGAAACTAGAGTGATCGCATCCCCAGATGCAACTCTATTAGATATCACCAAGCTTCCTGCTGAGGGTGCAAGTCCTAAGCTGGCGCTGGATAGCACTAAAGATCCCGCTTCATGATTACTATTTGATACTAAGGCTATACCTTCAAGCTGTTCAACTGATGACGGACAAATGGTTACAAAGCCATTTTTATCTATTATTGAATCTTTGTTAAATACGCCAGAAACTATGCCTGAAAAAACGAAGTTTTTGTCTTTGTCGTGGAATATATACTCAGCACCCCCCGAGGGGGCGTAAGCACCCACCTTGTTCCAGATAGCACTTAATTGAGAGTCTAAGATGGCGTTCGAATAATGTCCAGAATCAGGTAACGCACTGGCATACTGGTAATCCAATAAGTTCGTGGATAATGTAGATCCGCGCTCCAGCCTAGTATCCAAAGGCGATGGGTCATTGGGAACCGAGTTATAAGTGGAGATAAACTGACCATAAGTGGCAGACACCACATATGAAGAAGCTCCACTAGCAACATCAGAGCCATAGTTTATGATATTCAAAAATCCTGAATCATAAGAACTAGCACCCGAAACTGATTCACCGTTCACATATTGAGTAGATGAAACCGCATGTGAATGCTGAACAAAGCCTTCAGCGTCCTTGCCAAAAGTTACAGCTTGAAAGGTGTAATTTGATGTGTCAAGAATAGAACTAACTGATGGTAACTCAGACAAAGCTGGGTTTACCGTCAGAATATCAGTTAAAACTTCTCCAAATCCTTGAACAAACATTATACTGGGGTAATTGTAAGAGCCTTTCTATTATTTTCAGAAGAGCGAGTTACTGATATAAGCGCATCAGGTAATCGGTAATCAATTCTTGATCCACCCTCGCTCTCCATTATAGTCGCAGTTTTAGCCTTGTCTCGGCTAGCGTAAGCAGTCGCTGCATTCTTGCCTGCAATGTTATTGAAGTGTTTGAATATATCAAATATATCTTTCTTTGTGAGATCGACACGATATTCAGTGCAAATCTTCTTAAAGTCCTCAATCACACATAACGGGTTGTTAAGAGTTCCTGCGGCAAATATTCTTGAAAGTTGATTCATGGTTGTGTCTTGGATTGCAACCGTATCAACTAGCATGAATTCATCAGATTGAGCGCCAGGAGTCATAAATACCTCAACAACATAATTTTGATCTAATCTATGAAGTTGATTATATTCTTTCTGATAATCTGTGGGCAGCCTAATGTCTCTGTTGCGAGTGTCAAAGGAAACCGTAAAGTCATCAAAACTACTAGAATTCAAACCGATGATGGGTGATGTTCTAACAGAGGAAACCTGATCTAAGCACTCAAAGTTGGTTGTAGAATTTGTTGACTGTGGGTCGTTAGCTCTTGAGGGTATATTTTTTATGTGTGAGTACTCGTTCAACATTTCACTTCTAGATATAAGCTGATTATGTTGAACCCATTTGCCCTTAGGAGTGAAGCTCCACATCTTGTTATTTTCAGGCTTGGTATGAATCCAAATACCCACACCTCTTCCACCTATGGTGGTTCCCGAATCTCTGCTAATTAAACTTCTTAAATTAATTTCAAAGCCATGATCAGGAGATAGGAAATTGTTAGCGATCGGGTATGTAGAATCTGCTGCATATTTGGAAATATCAAATCTCACTCTTGTCGCAGCACCGTTTCCTGCACGCATTATTACGAAAGTATTATCAAAAAGGAAGGGATCCTCGAAAGAAGCTCTCTGAGATCCTGGGACTCTAACTATAGAGAATGAATTATTATCTCCTAAGCCCGAAGTTAACACCAGTTCCACGGAGTCCAAAACTCCAGAAGAGACTCGCTCAAATGTACCTAGGTACATGTCTGAATCGCCTGAGGCAGCAAAGGATGCAGCCCCTGTAAAGGGAGCACTTGTAACACTAATACTAGGTGTGGCTGAGAATGATGTCGCCACTAAAGTTTGTTCGCTTCCGAGATCTTCAAAATCGTGATTGTATAAAAGAGGACCAAAAGTGTGCGAGAATATATTGGCACCGTCTTTATCTTGAACGTCTGGGCTTAACCTATGCCATTTAAAGTTTTCCTGATAAATTCTGAAGAGTCTGTGTAGGTCTCTTCCAAATTCAAAGTTATAATAATCGTTTACTGATTCAGGGAATGTGTAGCCGATAGCATTTGCATTAGTGCCACTTGTAACAAGAGATCTAGTATCTCCATTAATCAAAGCCCTAACTCGTGCTATTTCACCACCAAGACGAGATCGTTCAAACTCTGTAGCAACCAGAGAAAGAGCAAGCAATAAATCATCCAGATAACTATTTAATGCCGAGGTGCTAGCTCCAATATCAATCAAAGCTTGAAGCTGTTTTCTGTTTTCTCCGATCCTATGCATGGCGGCATATATGTCGGGAAGCTGACCTCGATCTGTTGTTCGATCTGTGTTTTTCTGGAATTCTCCAATCTTGCCTCTAACGTTTTGAGTGTTACTTACATCATACCCATAGTAAGTGTTATCAGAGTTAAGGTTTTCACACTGAGCCCAAATTGAAGGTAAATTAATAACACTACTAACCGGAGTAAATGTTTGAGAACTTGGATTTAAACCTAAAGGAATACCGCTAAGGCCAGAAGCATTCATGCCAAAGGAAACTGGCATATTAAAACCAGTCCTGTCATGGTATCCAGCAAAAGGCATTATCTTCTCATAAGATCTTCTTCTAGATGACTTTCTAGGGACGGACCCTATGCTTGATACGTTGACCAACTCTGAGGAGACTAGAGATTGAGTGGCTGCACGCTTAATAACATTGCCCGTGGTGTTGATGCCTCTTTTGTACGTGTTTAAAAATATACCTGAGGCAAAGCGATTATCCCCAGCAGCCACATCAAGCTCTTCACTATCCAAGTATATGTGAGGCAGACAACTTGACTCAAAACCTAAATTATCAGGAGCAGCAGAAATCTCAAAAGAAATTAGAGGTATCGCGTGAGCCGGAGCAAAATTATTAACTACCCTTGTGGCAAAATGTAAGGCATCACCGCTGTCGGTCGTATCTAGATTCTTTTTATTAAAATCAAATTCCGATGAATCAAGAACTAGTTTAAAGTGTGAGGATTTTCCAGACCAGAGAGAAGCGTAATCAAAATTCTTATCATTTAAGTTTCTGATAAGATTATCAAGGTTTGGAGGTTGATTATAACCCGATGTAAATATCAACCATGATCCTAATTTAGGCTCATCATCGTTAGTTAAAGCTTTTGTTGTTATATATGAACTAACATCAAGGGCAAAATCTTGTCTAACTCCAAAACAAGCAAGACGATCAGCTATAAACGAAACCATGTCTTCACTTAACTCAGTGTTGACATAGTACGGATATTCCTCAAAGGGAGGTATTGAATAGTCCCTACCTCGATAATTAAAGACTCCATCAAACTCAGACAACCAGGAATTAATTGGGAAATTATCAGGGAATTTTTGAATGATCTCCAGAAGTATCCTATCGACTGACAATCTTATATTGTCATCCATACTTGAAGTTGAGTAATTTTCAACATTCATTTTCACTGCGAGATCAGGAGTCCACGTACTAAAGTCTTTGTAGAATGGAGATTCAGTGGCTAGAGAATAATAAATTAGATAAGGAACATAAGACTCCCAAAGTTCAGCTATTCTGCTTTGAATCGGAAAGCTGTCCTTAGGGAAAATGGAATTAATCGTGCTTTGAATAGCTTTCTTAGTTCCAACTGCTTTGTAGATTGAAACTGCGTTTCTAAGTTGAAGTCTCCATCTCTCAGGATTATTACCAAAAAGATCCCAACCAATAAGTTGAGCTATCAAAGGCAGGAAGTCATCAGGACAATCATCGATATCATAAAGAGTTGATATCTGCTCAGTGTCATTATTGATATCAAAAGCCAGGAAAGAAAGGGCTCTTATCAATCTTGCAAATGGACCATTCTCTATTTTTTCTGAAGACTTAAGAGCACTATCAATATATGTTTCAAATTTATCTCTTACTCTGAAATCTGATGAGTCAGCGAACAAAGGAGAATAGATAACATCATTCCAAGTTTTAAGTTTATCTAACTGTTGCGTTCCACTGAGGTCTGATCTTGTACCGCTGGCAAATATTGTGGAGGGATAATAAACCGAAGATGCGTTTTTCCAAATGTATTCCGATAATCCATTAATACCATCTTTTGTTACAACAGGCTTACCAACATACAAACTACTTACTAAAAGATCCTTTACAAAAGAAGATGGGCTAAATGAAACTCCTGAAGTGTTGAGAAAGTACATCCAGGATAAATTAGAGATTAAATAATTATGTATGGAGGATGAATCTCCAATTGTGGAGAATCTAGTTGTATCAGGATTGTTAAGTGTAATCGAGGATAGTAAGGTATTTTCTACATAGGTAGAAAATTCGTCCTGACTTGCAAAATCCTTAAATTTTACATCAAAGTATGAAAGAACATTGTCTTCGAAACTTTGAGTTGTGATGTTAGTTAATTTGTTTTGTTTTACAAAATACGGAGCTATGCCCTCAAGAGTATTAATTCCACTAAAAGCTGAATTAGAAACTGCGCTAACATTCAATACCGAAGAGAAGTTGTTAGCAATATCTATATGACTGTTGATGATCGTATCAACAAGATCCTCTGATTTAGGAGTTCCAGATACGTCGTCCTCATACAGATAGCCCGGTAGAATAAATTTTAAAGCTTCAGAATAATTTCTTTGAAAGAAGTTCTGATTTCTCAAATAAGTCTTTCCTGACATTAGACGTACTCTACCTTAATAGCTAAGTTGTTTAGCTGGATAATTTCATTGAATCCAACTTTAATCGGAGACTCAACATTAGTAATCTCTGCGAATCTAATATTTGTCTCGTCCTTCAGAAGAACTCTGATTAAATCTTGAGGAACAAAGGGTTCGCCAAAGTCAGTGTTATCAAAGTTCATGTAGTTTAGTATGGAAGCTCTAGCAGATTGTATTATAATGCTTTCATTCCTTCTAAACTTCTCATCCACATTTAAAGTAATAGCGAGATCAAGAGTTCTAATCAGCCCGTCAACAACTACAACCTCATCGGTTAGCATCTTCTGAGGTTCTATGGCCTCCAAGAGTTGACGCTTATACTCTTGAGTTGCTCTTCTTAACTGAGTGTCCGAAGCTCTTTCGAGTACAAAAACATCTATTATGTTTGCGGACGAGAATGCTCTGCGAACAACTGCTGTTGCTTTTCCTGTTGAACCATAATTTGAAGCAAACCTATTAGCGAAAGCTTTAAAATCTGGCAAAGTAACTAACCTATCTTGTGTTCTAAAAAACAAGGGTGCGTATCTTTTAGCTTGAGCAACAGACTCAGCGTCTCTGCCACCCGTGCCGATACTGGTGTTTTCTACAGTGAGAGTCACCGTCTCACTTCTACCTGGTCCTACTGAGAGTCCTTCGGTCTGAGCGTTAATGGCACCTTCTGCAATATTACCTCTGCTACCACCTCCAACACGATAAGTAACAACATAGTTATCACCTAATGAGGGAGATTTTCCGATGCTGTCGTCTCCAAAAAGAATGGAGGCTCTAAAATTCTCATCAGTCGTAACCTGAAAAACTTTATCGCTAGCACCTGAAGCAAAATAAATATTGTCCTCCTCTTTGTAAACGCCCTCACTAGTTGTGTTTCCTGTCAGGTAAACCTGAGCACTTCTCTCAATATAAGGAGATCGTGATAAATTAATTGTTTTAATCTGAGACGGTGACGTAAACGTGCCAGTCTCAACAACTAAAGCTCCTTCGAGTAATACGGCATCTGTAACTGATACCGTGCTACCAGAGACTACAGAAAATTGTAAATCCTCTGTAGGATCAGTTAAATCAACAGTTCCATTATTGTTAACCTTGTATAGTGTATAACTTACGGAAGCGTTATCCTCAGGAGAAGTTATTGTAATTACTCTGTTAGCTGCGGACACTGTCAATGACGAGGGGTTATCAACGGTCAAAACATCATAGGTTAAGGAGGCATTTGCAGCAGCAGAGATAGGACCCTTCATCCTAACTCCGATTAATTCTAGAAGCCTCTTAACACTATCCCTGCTACGAGCCGTTCCTATAAAGTTTTCATTAGCCAGATAATCAGACTTATTAGATTGAATGTGACCTACTGCGGCCATCATTTCAAGAAGTAAGACTCCAAAGTCTGAACTTTCAAAGTTATTGTAATCTAATGGGAAAGTCGCCTTTACGTATTCAATTAGATTTTGACGTAAGGTTTCAAAATCTGAAGCACTAAAATCAATCAGCTTTTCTTTATCATCAAGATCAGACGGTAATAGTTTTAAAAAGTCTGATTCAACTGTTCCTGAGAAGACAACCATTAAATTCTAACTCCAATATTGAAAGCGGTAGCGATAGCATCCCTGACCGAGCAGAATAGATTAACTTTAAGTTGACCACCTCGTGTTTCAAATACTTGAAGTTTACCTATCGCAACAGTTCTAAGGTATCTACGTATCGCGGTAACAATTTCCTCTTTTATCAAAGAAAACAAGCCTTCATCCAAAGGCTCCATAAGGAATTTTTTAAGATTACATCCAAAGTCAGGACGCATAAATCTCTCACCTCTTTGAGTTCTAACTAGAGTGCTAAGGTTGGACTTAATCAAATCAAGATTAGATGCCTTACTGAAATATCCATTTTTAGGATTAAGAGGCACAGGATAAACAAGACCCTGAAACTTAGGATCCTCCAGGGTAGGAGGTCTCTTAATCAGACGAGGAGAAATTTTCCCGTAGGTTGTTACGTTAGTTGAGATTGGCATTTTAGCTTAGATCTATGTTTTTAAAGAATTTTTGAGTAGCGTTGTAATTACCCAAAACCTCAGAATCCTCAAGAGGTCTAGTGTAGAATCTCACACATCCCAGATAACCCCTTAAGCCACTTATCCTTCCGTTAAACTCTCCTCCCATGAAGTTGCCGTTAGGATTACCATCGGTGTATCCTCCTCCAAGAATCCATGGAGTGAAGAAGGTGTCTAATTGAGGCCCAGCTTTGGCAGCATCTATTGACTCAGAGTTTGCAGTAGAAGCATCATATTTAAAGGAATTGTTCTGGAACACCGAGGGAGCTTTGAATACCTCCTCAGGCTTAGTTGTTCCAAAAACAGTTTGATAACTAGATGTGGCAACGTTTACACCGTCCAAATAAACTTTTACGGAGTCTTTAACTGGGTCCAATGTCAAAGATAAATGACAAAATTCGTTCTGACAACTAGAAAGGGATTTACCGTTCAAAGTCTGGAACACTGGAACTTTCATACCTCTCCAACTTGTCCTATTACAATTAGTGCTTCTATCTGTTATGAAACCAGCGCTTGAAGAATCGAACGATTGTGTTGGAGCTAGCACTAATTGAAGGCTAGAAGTAGGATTATCACCTGATGCATTACTAGGAGCTTCGTTTGAGGTAAATCTCCTGTCTCTTGTAAAACCGTAAACAATCCCTCGCGTGACACCTGTTCCAGTGTCCAGATTTAGATTATTAATATCAGCTTGAGGCGTCTTAGAGTCACTTATGCCAGTATTCTCATTTGCCAATATAACTCGATACAATGCAGAAGTAGATGATGCTCCCACCTCATAACCGGCAGACACACTATTTAAGTTTGGAGCATGAATCCAAGTCTCAAAAGAAGCACCAGCAGTTTTGTAGAATAAATCTTGAAGTGCTCTAACTTCAGGAAGCTTTATGTAGCTTCCTATTGAAGATATAATGGAATTATCAGAGGTATTTAATTTGCAAATACCTTCGAGATTTGCTATACCTAGTCCTTTATTAAAGATAGAGGATGCTGTCCCAACAATCTGACCGTTATGGGATTTGCCAAACTCACTGCTGTTGTGAAGTCCAAAATCAATTCCTGAGGTTTCACTTGTCTCAGCTTTTAAGAAATTGTACAATGCAGCTAACCCGTTCTCAGATATTCTCGTGTTTATCTGTAAGCTAGGAGCAGACGAGGCAGGAGCATCATCAATGATTTCACCCTTTGCGACATTTGCCAAAAGAATGTGATCAAGGAAGACTGTATCATTTGTTTCTATTTTCTCGGTAAATTTGACTTCAAGAGGCAAGACCACTCCGGTAACATCAGCCTGATCAAGAACTATGCTTCTTTGATTCTCAATATCCACCAAGAAGTTTGAACCAGCTAAATATGAGAAATCATTAACGGGTATGTTCCCTGGGGTAAACTGAGGTCCCTTACCTAAGAATGCCGGTACCTTAACAGCTAATTCAATCTGCTTCTTTCTTTTATTTATTTTCTGCTGATACTGAGATGTCTCAGAAAACATCACTTGACGCATATTATCGATAACAGCAATTGAAGATCCTGCGGTTATTAATTCTTGCAACTCAGCAGATACATCAAATACTTTTCTATCCTTTTGACCCTCAAGGCTTATCAACAGATTGTCTTGATCATAAAACCTTGATAAAGAGGGTGAGTTATCAATTATGTTAGGATCTAGAATGGTGTCGAAATAGTATCTTAAATCTTTGGATGTAGTTGGAATCCCTCGACCACCAAGGCTAGGATCAAATTCAAGTTTCCATAGTTCGCCGTTAGGAAATCCACCTTTTCTAAATCTTAAATCTTCATCTCGTTCTGCTAATTCAAGAAGTGCTGGTTCGATCCCACTGGCTTGTGAGTCATAGTATAACCCGTCAACTGAAAGAACGAATTTACCAGACCTCGACTTCGGTGGGCCTGCTTCAAGTCTAAATACCGACTCCACAGGAGACTCATCTTCTCCAGGTTCTAGAGAAGGATCTAAAGTTCTACCGAGGATTATATTGTCAATATTAGAAATTTGAGAGTCAGCGGCATTAACAAATTCTTCAGCTATTCCTCGCTGCTGA